GTTGAGTAATGGCTTATCTAAATGTTAACATTCCAACTATTTATGCACAAGTTAAAAAAGAGTATCTCTATGATCTCGATGAAAAATATAAAAAACATAGTGTTGAATGTGTTATCTTTGGTATGGCTAGTATTACAGGTCGTTCATTGTTGTTTCACTGCATGTTACCGAACGGGGCGTGTTATTGGCGGTTGCCTATCTCAGCGTTTTTCCAAAAATCGTATGACAGAGCCAAAGTGCCCGATATGTCAGTTGACGAGTTGGAATTGTGGGATTGTTTTAGTTACTATCCTAGTGTTACTGAATTTGATTTTCTTGGTCGTCAGCGTGGTAAATATTTAGGAAGGGATAAAAAATTTTATCATGGAGAATATTTATTTACAATTGATTGGGCATCTCCAGAAGTTAATGAGATTGATTGTGAGCATTCTGAAATACCTCAAGAACATAAGTGTGCACATATATTGGCTCTTGATAACGGCAATTTTGCAGCTCAGCCTAATAATCGTATTTTGTGGAATGTTGCTAACTACACTACTGATAACAGTTGGCCTGACTATAAAGTACAAACTACTTACTGGTCTAGCGAAAATAAAGATTGGATCACAGAAGATACTGATAAAATGTTTTACCAAATAGAAGACAAAAAATGAATCTAACACGTAATTTTAGTTTATTAGAATTAACCAAATCAGATACAGCAATAAGGAAAGGTATTGATAACAATCCAAATGCAGATCAAGTAGAAAAATTAAAATTACTTTGTGAAAATATTCTTCAACCAGTACGAGATCATTTTGGCAGAGTAAAGGTAACCAGTGGATTTCGAAGTGTGGATTTATGTATGGCTATTGGTAGCTCTGCAAATAGCCAACATGCGAAAGCTGAAGCTGCTGATTTTGAATGTCCAGGTGTAGATAACGTTGAATTATCAGATTGGATAAATCAAAATTTATCCTATGATCAATTAATATGTGAATTTTATACTCCAGGAGAACCTAACTCTGGATGGATACATTGTAGTTGGATACCTGATGGTAGACGTGCATCTTATTTATGGGCATATAAATCAGAGGGTAAAACCAAATACAAACCAATATTAGGTAAAGCAAAGGATATTATAATATGAAAGACCCAAAAAAAGGCACAGGTAAAAAACCAAAAGGTTCAGATAGAAGATTATATACAGACGAAAATCCTAAAGATACAGTAAGAATAAAATTTGCAAGTCCAGCAGATGCTAGAGCTACTGTGGCAAAAGTTAGACGGGTCAATAAACCTTTTGCAAGAAAGATACAGATCTTAACTGTTATGGAACAGAGAGCAAAAGTTATGGGTAAATCAGGAGTTGTCAGCATTGCAAAAAAAGCCAAAGAATCCTTACGCAAAAGCCGTAAGGTCTAGAACATATCAATCAAAAGTGATAGACTCCAAGAAGTTGTACAACCGCAAAAAGGAGAAACAAATCATTCTCAAAGCGGCCGCTAAAAAGGAGGACTATGGCATATAAACAAGGAACTTGTTGGGACGGTTACGTTCAAAAAGGCATGAAGAAAAAAGGCAAAAAAATGGTGCCTAATTGTGTGCCAGTAACAAAAGCAGCAATGGGTAGAGCTGCATTCTCAGAAACAACGTCAAAAGCACCGGGAACAAAAATTAAACCAGAGGAATATACTGGCAGTTATATTAAATCAACAATTGATAATAAATATGTTTCAAATAAAAGTTATGAAAAGTATTATGGTGACTTATTAAAAGGATTTAAAAATGCCTAGAGATACATCAGGACCAAAAGCAATAGGATTACAGATTCCAAAAATAGTTTTGAAAGCTGCAAGAGGTGATCCAAAAAGATTAAAAAGAATAAAAGAAATTTACAGTAGAAAAAAACAATTAAAATTTCCTGGTATGAAAAAAGGTAAGTCTGTAACTATCAAACCAGTAGGTATGGTGTTCAAAGTTGAAAAAAAACTAGCAGGTGGTTTATTAGGCACAGGCATAAAAGCTGCAATAAGATCAGAACCTTATAAAAAAGCTATAAAAAAATTAATAGATAAAAAAAGAAAATCTTATAATGAAGAAATAAAAAGAAGAGTAAAAAGAGGATCTGCTATGACTCCTAAAGAATTAAAAGAATTTAAAGGTCTAGAAAAATTAGATATTCAAGGAGACAAAAGTAAAAAAATATTTGATATGACACAATTCGTTTTAAATGAAGCAAGAAAATCCGGCAGAAAAGATATTACTAAATCTATGAGAAAATCTAGAAGGAAAATAGTTGATTACGGTAGAAGCGTTAAAGAAAAAATTAAAGCTATGTTTGAGAAAAAACATAAAAATATAAAATTAAATTCTAAAGGTGGTATGCAAAAATTTAATAAAGGTGGTTTAGCAGATTACTATAAGGATATTTTATAATGGCAACTTCAGGGACTACAGCTTTTGATCTTGATATAGATGAAATTATTCAAGAAGGTTATGAGAGATGTGGTATAACAACTAATTCAGGTTACGATTTAAGATCTGCTAGAAGAAGTTTAAATTTACTTTTTGCAGAGTGGGGTAATAGAGGAATTCATCTTTGGAAAGTAAGTTTAAACACTATTGCACTTGTATCAGGACAAGCAGAATATTCTACAGCTACAAATGTAAACGATGTATTAGAAGCGTTTGTATCTTCATCAGCAAATAATACTGGTGAAAGAACTGATGTATCTCTAACAAAAATTGATAGATCTGCTTATGCTGCATTACCTAATAAAGGAGCTACAGGCCAACCATCACAATATTATGTTAAAAGAGAAACATTACCAAAAATATTTTTATATATAACACCAGATTTAAATACTTATACGCATTTAAAATATTATTCTATTAACAGAATTGAAGATGCAGGAGCTTATACAAATGAAGCAGATGTTGCTTACAGATTTCTACCATGCATGTGTGCAGGACTAGCGTATTATCTTTCTATGAAAAAAAGTCCGCAACTTGTTCAACAAAATAAATTAGTATATGAAGATGAATTAAAAAGAGCTTTAGATGAAGATGGTCAAAGAACTTCTACATTTATTTCTCCACAAACATTTTATCCAACGGTAAGTTAATATGGCAAAGTACGCAACAGGAAGAAGATCATTAGCAATATCAGACAGATCAGGATTAGCTTTTCCGTATACTGAAATGGTCAGAGAGTGGAATGGTTCATTAGTGCATATTTCTGAATTTGAACCTAAGCATCCACAAATACAAAGAAGATATAATACAGCAGATGCAATCGCTCTACAAAATACAAGAGTTCAAAAATTTCAACAACCCCAAACCATTGGTGATTTAAATCCAACGTTTGCACCTAACGATACAACTGTTGCTAGTTCTGGTGGTAAAATGATGACAATAGTTAATTTAAATTTACCTGGTGATTTTGGTTTTGGTGTAGATCAAACTGAGTTTACCGGTAACGGTATTACTACAACTGTTTCAAGCATGGTTCCTCAAGATCCGTCAAAAAGAAATAACAAAAGACAAATGGATATTACAATAGGAAAGGTTACAATTACTACATAATGGCAATAACTTATTCTAATTTTTTAACACAAGTCAGAAGCTATGCTGAAGTAGATTCTAATGTTTTATCTGACACATTAATTGATCAATTTATAAGACATACAGAATTAGATGTTGCTGGTAAAGTTGATTATGATGATATTAGAAAATATGCTACTTCTAACTTTAATGCTGATAAAAAATTTCTAACAATGCCATCTGCATTTCTTGTTATAAGATCATTACAAGTATTTGCATCATCTTCACTCTCTTCTGCTAGAACATATATGGAAAAGAAAGATACTAGTTTTATATCTGAATTTAATGGCTCAGGAGCAAAAGGTCAGCCAAAATATTATGCTAATTGGGATGAAGAAAATATTGCAGTAGCACCTATCCCTGATCAAGCTTATGCTGTTCAATTAAATTATATAATAGATCCACCGCATTTTACGTCAACCAACAATACATTTTTATCTACTTATCAAGATGCCATGCTTTTGTATGGTGTTTTGACAGAGACCTTTAGCTTTTTAAAAGGACCGCAGGATATGTACAATCTGTATAAATCTAGGTATAATGAAGCTATACAGGCCTTTGCGATGCAACAAATGGGTAGACGTAGAAGGGCTGAATATGATGATGGAGTACCAAGAGTTAAAATTGATTCTCCATCACCTAACACAATTTATTAAGGAGTAAAAATTATGGCAATAGCACAAGCAGTATGTAGCTCTTTTAAGAAAGAACTCTTAGAGGGCGGACATGAATTTCAATCAGGCGGAGACGTTTTTAAATTAGCACTTTACAATAGTTCAGCAAATTTATCTGCAGCAACTACATCTTTTACAACTTCACAAGAAGTTGGTAACACTGGTCAATACACTTCAGGTGGTGGAGCATTAACTGGTCAGCAAACATCATTAGATACAACAGTTGCAATTGTAGATTTTGCAGAATTATCATTTACAGGTGTTACGTTAGTTGCAAGAGGAGCATTAATTTATAATACATCAAACAGTAATAAAGCTGTTGCTGTATTAGATTTTGGTGGAGACAAAACTGCAACAGCAGGAACTTTTACGGTTCAGTTTC